GTCCTCAGCCACTATGGCTTGTTCCATGAGTTCGTGGCTACCTGTATATAATAGTTCTTTAGTGCCTAGTAACTCTGTGACTTTTGCGGTAATAAGTTCACTGTCGTTCACCTCATTACCAATATTTATTTCTAGTTTAAACCAAATCATAGTACGATGCTATCCCAGCCGTCACGCAGTTCTTGTTGCCACATACTAAGCTCGTACAAAGAGTTTATCTTGTACATATTATTAGCGAACTCATCAAAGGTCTCGGCACCTTCTAAAGCAAGTTCAGCGTCTGCTTCAAATTGTATTACTAAGTCTTTTAATCTACTCATCTTTTTCCTCGGTTACTGATTCTACTTCTACTGAAGTTGATATAGGACTATCGGCACACCAACCATAAACTTCGCCATGTTGTTCAGCGTGTTCTTCATTCTCAGCCTCTACAGTTATGTAGTGCGTATTAGTGACTATTACTTTTACTTCATACTTTTTCACACTAGCCCCTCTAATAAATCACCATGACCCACGGAGCTAGCACCCCACATATCGGTAGCTAGTTCTTTATAGATTTTTTGGTGTTCTTTATTACCTGCGAGGCTGGTTATTACCTCCTCGCTACCGTCTTCACGTTCTATAATTAAGAACCTAGTGCTAGAGTCAATAGAAAATACTTCATACTTAGTTATACTCATGGCGTTACCCTTAATATAATAGGTCTAGCACCTAAGTCTATTTTAATATAGGTCATAGGTAGTTCGCCGATACCGTCAACTTCTTCTAGGCGTTCACACTCGTAAACCTTAGAATAAGTAGTAGGGCTTGAACCTACAAGAATCCAAGGAATATCTTCTAGAGCGTCAACGTTCTTACATATTTGAACGTCGCTACCTTTACCGAATATATCCTTGAAGTTAGTTTTTGAATACGTAATTGTATTACTCATAATTTACTCCTTTTAAGTTATATATAAATAATAGGTATGATCATTTTCCGTGTAAAGGATAGTCATTAAAATATTTTAAAACGGTCAGACCGTTTGATGTAAGGGGGTAAGGGGTAGGTAGGGCTAGTTTAATCAACGCCTTAAAAACGCTCACATTAAGCCCTATATAACCGATCATAACTTACCTTTATAGGAAGCCTTACGCCTTTTAGCAAGAACTGAGTCGTAACCTTGATCATAATCATGACCATAAGGTCCGTAAAAGTCTGAACCGTTTTTACGTTCGCGACCGTTAGTCGCATCTCTTACTCCGTAAGCAAAAGCGTTTTCTGCTTCTTGTTTAGGGCTTAGTCTATTATACATGATATCTACCTCCCGATAGTTTTAGTATCTTCTAAAGTTATATATTGGTACGCTCCTTTATTATAAGAAGGGGCGACCTGTTTCTTACGCACTTCCGCTAGGCGTTGAGCCACCTCATCACCACAAGCGAGACACGTGCGATACCCCAACTTATAACGGTTGGGGTGTATAGTTTCTTCACACTTATTACAATAGCGATAGGTCATTGAACACCCATACCTATAAAGAACATTTCTGCAGTTTCTCGTTTAATAGGCTCACCCTTGTGCATAACGTTTATAAATTCTTCCTTATTAGCACTTTCTAAACAGTCAGCACAAAACACTGCCTCATTAGTTACGCCTGGGAAGTCACTATTAGTAATAGCCACTAACCATGTATCTAAAGGTATTGAGCGGTGGCGTTTAACACCGCTGACTTGTTTACTACCTAATCGTTGACAACTATCGCAATAGTCTACAAAGCGACCAGCAGTAGTAAATGTTAATACTGCTTCTTCATTATATTCAACGTCACTCATGACCTTTTACCTAATTTATATTCAAGCACGGTAGGAGCGTTATTAAACTCATCCCATAGTTCTTGACCTATATCGTCATAGTTTACAACAGCCTTACTATTACAGCGAGTAACGTACTCACCCCCTACTTGATTACGCCCTAACCTAGAATGGTTTAACGCTTTACGAGTATGGACATAGAGTCCGTCAGTTTTTAAAGTTAGAAAAAGATTATTTTCTAACTGCTTAGTACCAATAGTTTTAATTAATTGATCCATAATACATCTCCAATAAAAGTTATTACCAATTTAATAACTAATTTAATAATATTAAGGATGCTTATGCGTGTAAAGGATAGTCATAAATGATTTTTATAAGCCATGTTCGTCGTAATATTCAGCAGGACCAGTAACTCCGTTTTCTGATTCTTCAGGGTCAGCATTAAAATAAATATGATCTTCATCGGCAGGGTCGACTTGGTCAGGATACTTCTTGAACCTAACATACTCAGTTAACGCACTAGCCAATGAACTACCGTTAAGACTAATCGCAAGATACCAGTATTCTTCATCACTGGCGATGTGAATAATATTATAACCACTAGGTGAACGTAGCCAGTCAATGTAACAACTATCATAGACTTTATTGAATTTTAAAGCAGCCATTTTGTCTTCAATGTCTTCATCGTAATTGTGACACTCGCTAAAATACCAGTCAAAGTTTTCTACAGGTAACAGTTCTTTAAGTAAAGAAATAACACGAGCCTGTTCAGGACTAGCAGTAACGATTTCTTCAGTGTCTTCAAAGAATTGTTCTTTAGTTATATTTTCCCAAGTCATGCTGAATCAGGGAATGGCTTAAAGTAATCGGTGAGTACCGAATCTTTAGTTACGCCATTAGACATGACGCAAGGTTCACAAGGGTCACCATTCATTAGGGGCTTATTACTAACAGTGACACAATAACATTCTTTACAACGTTTTTTAAATTTATAATCAGGCACGTTACGGTCTTGAACATATTTTAATTTACGCATTTTATTCTTCCTTAGTTATTTATTTACTATATAAATAATAAGGTTGATGTTAGTGAGTGTAAAGGATAGTCACTCAGGGTAATCATCGTCAGACATAAACCAAGCAATGAATAATAGCACAGCTATAATCAAGATGCAAGCATTAATAAGCTCAGCCATGTTATTTTTTCCTATCGGTAGTGTGTGGTTTAGAAACTACACGGTCACGCAAACCACTGGTACTAAAACTATGATTTCTAGAAGTGAAGTAAATTTCTCCAGACTCCCTACTTATCTCCATACCTGTAAACCCACGGTCTCTGTAGTCATCCCCTACGAATCTTATATCTATATGGGTGGACTCTAATAAATCACAGAGACTCAGTTCGGTATCATAAGGCAGTATTTCATCTACATACTTTATGGCTTGTAATTGTACATACCGTTCATACATGGATTGTACAGGTTGGTTCTTTTTCTTTCGATCTATAGTCGGGTCAGTCTGTAGACCTACAATAAGGTGGTCACAGTTTTCTTTGGCTTCTTTAAGCATAACAATATGACCAGCGTGTAGTAAATCAAACGCACCACAGGTGAATCCTATCTTAGCTATCTTTTTTGAATAACCCATTTTCTAGTGTACCTGTACGGTCTTTGATTTCTTCATATGCTGCTAATAGACACTCCTCAATAGTTAGGTCTTTTTGTTTAGCTAATACAATCAGGCACACGAGACAATCACCAATACCGTCTTTTAGTGACCACATATCATCGTATGCTAAAGCCTTAGCAGTTTCACCTACTTCTTCAACTAGCTTGAGCATCTGCATTTCTGGTCTAACGTCAGCGGTCAATAAACCACGCATTCTAGCCCACTCCTCTATCTGAAAAACTAACGTACCCATTAATAATTGATTATTTTCTAAGCTCATTTGAGTTTACTCCTGTTACTTTTATTCATTTCATTAAAACGATTTAATATCTCGGCTTGTTTACCGCATTGTTCATAGTCTAGAGGGTCTTTAAAAGCTATACAAATACCATTACCTTCTACTGCTGTCCAGCTTTCAGTGTCATCGTTGTATATCCAGTTAAGCCTACGATTTCTAGCGTAAATACTATCTGCTGTATGTGTCATAGATTCTCCAGTATTTCTGTGTGAGGTTTTTTGCGTTTATCGCTATACTCATACTCAACTCTATTCTTGTAGCCTTTGTGCCTAATAACATTTGGCTTACCCATTTCTTCCCTTTGCCAACCTATGCTCGTGAGAGTATTATTTTCTTTCTCTTGTTCTAGCTTTTGGTTTTGCTCTTCAACTTTATCTTTATACTGTGTCATGATGAATGCTCCACGATAACAGGACCAAGTTTAGGTTCTTGCCTTATACCTTCTGGTATAAATTTAACTAATTGGTCTTCTACCCTTTTTATATCAAGGTTGGTGCCTGTAGTATCACCTTCTTGGTCATACCCAGCTATAATAGATTTACCCACGTAAAACTGGTGCTTACCAGCGTGGTAACGGTCGTCAATACTTACCCAATGAAATAATCTTTGGGGGTCACGAAATAAACCGTCATCATCTAGTATTAACATATTCTCGTCATCTAGACTTACAATATCAATAGTAGAACACTCCATAAACTTTTTACACTGGTCTAAAAAGTTATCGCTATCATACTCATCTCCCCTGATTTTTTCTTTATAAGGGTCAATAGTAATTACTCTTAATTTACTCATACTTGCCTCCTACGGCTTTTATTATTAAAAATTAATAGTAGGTTTGATGTTTTATAATGTAAAGCATACTCAGGGGCGTCATTACCCCCGAGTCTGCAAAGGTAGTCAAACAATCTCAAGAGTCTTGACACGTTCAATGTCATACTTGAGATCTGTCATGGTATACAACCCAGTAGCTATCGCTTCTTTGATTGTTTTACCACTCACTGCTTTGACACGCTCATTGTTGCTTTCAGCAGTTACTTTTTTCCCAGTCGCTTTGACTACAGCTTCTGGGTCGTATTTGCCAAACTTCACTTTTGGTGTTACTTTGGCAACCGCACTTTGTTTCTTAGCAGAAACAAGTGAAGGTTTTTTAAGGGCTGTTGTTTTAGCCATAATATACTCCCGTGTATACTAACTAGTTTACGAAATTATAAACTATATATAGGGTATATACGCTCAGTATAAATGTAAAGGATAATCAGAAATTATTTTTTGTTGTTTAAATCTTTAGCATGCCACATTTGTAGCAAGCCATCACGGACTTTTTTGTTTTCATGTTCTCTGCATTTTTGTGCGTTGACTTCTTCAAAGATTTCGGCTTTAGCTATAATGTCTTGTGGTATGCCATAATCATCTACATGTAGAACATCCCTAAGTCCTTCTACCATACCTCTAGGACCAGCAGAAGCATCACCTTCCGCATAGGGTGAGTGATACATTTCTTCTTTACAGTCGTCACAAAATTTATAGCGATTAGTTTCTACACCGCAGATAGTACAGGTAGGATATTTTTTAGCAGGCATCCTTAACTCTAAGACCACAGTCCTCGCACTCTAGTACAGAGTCAAGCGTGCCGTCTTTATTAATAGTATAAGAATTAGAAAATTTATGACAATTAAATTCATCTTCTTTAGCATGGGCATACCCACAATGAGTACAAGTACTTCCTAATTCTGTAGTCATGATTCTTCCTCAGAACAATCAGGACAAGGTTGTTTGTTAGACCAAAGCCACGTTTCCTGTTCTTCGTCTCTACGCAGATCAACTGTAAAACCTGAGCCATAGCATTTAGTACACTCGCTCATGACTCTAGTAGTTTATCCACAGCTTCTTTATACATATCGCCTATACTAAGTGCGAATTTAATATTGCTTAACGCACCAGATATCATACCACCACGCATAAGGTCGGTTTCTTTTTCTAGTAGTTCTTGTACAGCTTTTTCTATAACTCTCATAGACTCTTCAACGTCTTGAGATATTTTTTTATTACCTGTTTCTAACATAAGTTACTCCTTTTTAGTTATAAACTAATTATAAACCTGATGGGTTAGAATCGCTAATATCGTCGTAGTTACGAGTTTTAACGTCATAGACGTCTACATGGCGTGTAACAAGATCGTTAGGGTCAATATCTGTAGTGGTGTAGACTACGTTGCTTTGAATTTCTTCAAGGGTAACTCGTTTCTCCACACGTTCAAACTGACCAGCGTTGGCTTTACGCAAAGCCTGCTCAGGTGAGTTAGCACGGACAGGATACAAGTCTACTTGAATTAAAGTAAGAGGTACATAGTATGTCTTCAAGTTAGTGTTTTCGCTTACGAGTGTGAGTTTTGGTTTCTTCATGTTTATTCCTTATGTAAAATTAAGTGCCTAGTGTGATAGTGAAGTTACTGGAGGACAATAGTCGGACCTTCACTACCTCTTGCCAGTATCACTAGGCAAATACTGTTTAACTTGCCGACTTTGCCAAACTAGTGGTAGCTTTTGTTTTAAAGAGCCAAACTACCGAAACTCTCGCAATTTCGATTATTTTATTTTAGGTCGTATAATCGGACGCAACGTTCAAGATCGACCATAGGTAGGTAGTCAAGCTAATAAACGGAAAAACTTTCTAGGGGGGAAGTTTGACCCTTAACTACCTATTAATATTAAGCCTTAAATCTTAAAAGAAATAAAGGACAGTGGGCTAAATAAAATAAGAAAAGGCGTGGGGCTATGATAGATCAACTAACAACCACCCCACTAAATTAAACTGCGTTTTATGGCGACTTGAGTTTCACACTTAGCCACTTATGGATTCTTCACCTCTTACAAAGTAGCGTTTTCCTTCTCGGCGACTTTCGGCTTACGCTTAACCTAGTAGTATTAAGCCTAACATCGTAAATATTGTAAAGCATGGTGTTTACTCAAAGTTACCCATGAGCCAAAATACAAGCAAGTATCTATCTCCTTCTTCAACAGGTAGTCCACGATGCATATGGCTAAAACTAGGAAACATTAAAGCTGTACCGCTGGGTAAGGGGTCTACAATTCCTTTACGGTGAAACTCAGTTCCTCCGCCTTTATACCCACTAGTATTTAGAGGCACCACAACACTAAGATCTGCAGACGTATCATGGTGCCAAGCACCCTGTTGTTTGTCAGCTATGTTATAGTTAGCCAACTGTATACTCCCAGGACGCACGGAGTGTCTCTGCCACAACGCCATAAATGCAGGATTAAGGTAATTAAGGGCTACCGACCACAAATTATCAAACAAAGGTGGACAATTATCGTGAAGAGTAATCTCTGGTATTTGGCGTAAAAAATCTTCTTCAGAGTTAGGTTCAAAACCAAGATAATGTTCCATGTGTTTTATTTCATCTAACATCATAGTGCAAAACTCTTGAGTAAACAAAGGCATCGTAAATACATCTGGTAATACTTCTGTTACATATTCTTGTATAGGAGTAATAAGATCTTTTTGTCCTTCATGTATTTCGTATTGTTCAATATCATTCTCGGAGTCTTGTACAAGGGCTAGGGTAGTTTTATCCACGAGCCACTCTCCCTGAACGCCTAGAAGCGAGTTTTTTAAGCGATAAGGCATTATTTCTTTGATGTTAGACAAAATGTCCTCCATACTTTATGTAACCTATTGGCTTTCATTATCTTGTCTAGTTTTTTCAATAAACTTTTCATATTTTTCTCTCTCTTTTTTACTGGGTCGCTTGATTGAAAAACCCATAACTTTACCTGAGTGTAATGCTTTACTGGCAGCAGATCTAATCTCAGGATATTCTGCTTCTACTGCATTCTCCATGTAAAAAATCATTTGTACTATATCTCTTGTCATATGCCTGACCTAAAAGTGAGGTTAACTCTTTCTTGAGCTAATTCTAAATCACTTACAGCGTGAGTAGAGTACATTTGATTATGACCGTCAAACATAATAACGTCACCATGTTCTAAAATATAGTGTTTCTCATCTACTATAAAATTCTCTGTTAAGGCATCTATCTCACTGGTATTCGGTTGTTTTTTAATTGGGTTTTGATAAGTACGTTGTACAAAAACTCGAGGACCACCAAAAGATATAGAAACTACAACATCTTCTAAAGTAGGAACTGTATCAGAATGATGCGGAATGCCTTTACCGTCTAGACCATAAAAACCACAGAGACAAAAATTAAATACGATGTCTCTTTTAAAATAACGTGAGGCTACATTCTCCGCAGCATATTTGATAAGCCCCATAGGATGTGTCCAAGGCTCAGGTTCATATAGCTTACCAGCATAATTAAAACTAGCATCTCCAAAACCACGTGTTGGTCTACCTTTTACCATAGCACCGTCAAATAGTCTTTCTCTAGGAGCGTCCCATTTATCTATTTTGTGTTCAAAACTAGCAAACAAACTTTTTCTATAAAATATCATCGTCTTTTTCGTCAAAATCTTCGCCTTCGATAATAGTGCCCATAGGTAGTATGCCACCTGTATCGTGATAAATTTCTTTCATACGTTCTAGTATTTGATCTTTGTTCATAGTCTCAACTTTGTTGACTACAAGCTCACTACGATTAATATATAGACCTGCTGCCTTACCCCTAGCAACTTCTGCACCAACCGCAGCAGACCACGCACCATTACGCATAGCCCCTTCTCTTATATCTTTTAAATCTGTGAGGTGGGTAGCTAAATCTAGACTCGCTTTTTTACTGGCTCTATTTTGTAAGGCTTGTATTTTTTCTTGTACTAATGGGTTCTCATCACTCGTTAACACGTAACCAGCTTTAGTTGCGTTCTTTTCGCTGTAGCCTGCATCAATAGCAGCATCTTTTTTAGACATGCCTTTAGCTACATTCTGTGCGAATTTTTCTTGTTTAGGAGTAAGTTTTTGTTTCTTTGTCATTTACGTTTTTGAATGTAAGAAGTAATTTAACATATTTATCTCTTCTGTCTTCCCATTCTTCTGTAGATTCTTCTAAATTAAACATAAACAAAAGTTCAATAGGGATAGCATATACATGTGTAAGCCATTTTTCTAGATCATTTTGTGACATACCCCATAGTATAACCTAGTTGATTGATTTAACTTCACTAGCATTATAATCATACACAGATAATTTTTTGTACACTTCCATGGGACAATCTAATATTGCTTTCATAACCATGCCTGTTTCATCGTATGGACCAATAACTTCTACTCGCATGTGAGGCTCAGTTATTTTACCTTCAGCACGCTCGTGTAGTAAAACAGGAAACACAGGGTATTTAACATCTCTAGGGTCATAACCAAACTTACGAACACTTTCATAAAACTTGCCTAAATTAAGAGTTCTGTTATAGTTATTCGCTATGGCTTCTGAGTTAGCTTGTTCTAATTGAGCAGCATTCATAATTTTTATTTCATGTTTCATGCAGTTCTCCATACTCTCAACATTTTTATATCACCTGCTTCACCGTTACCATCTTCGTAAGTAGTTCTACTTACATAGACTCTATCATTTCTTTTACCATACGCACTAGCAGCAACTCTAAACCGAGTAACTTCTCGTTCGTTATTATCAAAAGGAATAGCTTTGCTGTCTCCTATTTCAAAGTCTGCAAAATGCCATTTAATTTTAAAGGGTGGGCGAGGAATCTCAATGCCTTGTTGGAGTGTGCTCATATGTGCCTCCTTCATCTTTATAAAACCAGCTTGTAACTTCTACTTCTGATACCTGAATAAAATCAGGGTTGTATTTTTCATCTATTAAAACACACTCAGCGTTGATATCTTTTTCTTTCATAACTGTGCGAGACTCAATATCACCACCAAAACTTCCGTAAGAAATAGTGTACATTGTGTTTATTTTCTGGGCTTCCATATATCTCCTATTTATATAATAAAGGTATATATTAATACTGATCTTATACGAAGTATATAAAAATCTAAAAATATTTAAGGCGTTTTAAGGCGTTGATGTATTAAGTAGGGGTAAAGGGTAGGGTATTTAAATCAAAGGCTTAAAAACGGTCACAAGGGCTTTAATTTACAGAGTCGGTATAAAAAGGTATTTTAAAAACTCTAGTAAATTGATACTTACTAGAACCTGTTTTACTCTTTAACGCTTTTACAACCGACCTAGCTATTTGATCTTTGTGTATAGTCAGCCAGTCGTTTAAGTCATCCCCATGTAAAGCTTCGGGATGTTTTTTATCTAGTTTGAGTAAGAGTCGAGCTGGTGTTCCATCAACCACGTTTGGGTTGTAGTAAACCATTTCCCAAATCGTTTCGTAATGTGGGTTCATACTTTTTTGATATATCCTAGTTTTATATCATATTTTATATCATTAAGGGTAAGTACGCCCTTGTTTAACACATCTTTTATGGTTTTAATTTTATTGTATTGTTTCATACGTTCTTTATTTTTAGCCGACATAGGCATTTTATCAGTTCGTATTAATTTTTGACTAGTGTCGTAGGGATCACGAGCACTAACCTCTTTACAATAATTATTCGGTTTAGGTATATCTACCTGCGTTCTATAGTTTCTTTTCATATCTTCCTCAGTAAAAGGTATTGCTTTTTTCATCAATACTTTATATAAATCAAATTGTCCACATTTAGGTGTATCAAACTTTTTCTTTTTACCTGTGTGAACTTCATACCAACGTTCAGCTTGATGTATTCCTAAAGAAGGTGACATTTTCATAGGGTCGCCTATATAAACACCACCTTGCTCAACTTTGTGCATATCTGTCATACTAAACTTCAAAACCCGACTAGGAAAGTCGGGCTTGAAGTAAACGAAATATATATCGTCTGCTGGGTGCATTATGCAGCCTCAGCGTACTCTATAGCTTTAGTCATAGCTTTAGTTTTTAAACTAGCTCTACCGCCAAACCAAGCGTTGTGCATTGCTGCGTCACGGTCATGACCCCACTTATGGTCTACGACAAAGGTAACAGCATTCATAGCACCCCACCAAGTACCTTTACTTGATTTAAGGTTAGCTCCAGGTTGCTGCTCTAACGCCTCATACACTTTACTAGGGGCACTTTGAAACTCGTCAAGCATACTCGCACGTGCAGCGTAGGCTTTCTCGTTTTTAGTGTTCTCTAGTATTTTCTGCTGCATAGCTAACTTAGGTTGCATTAAGTCGGCTATATAACTAATAACGCTATTTTCATTGTACTGTCGACTACAGAGATATTCTGCTGCTTCTTTGTACTCTTTCATACGGTCACTAGCTAGTCCTAACGCTTGTTCTGCACTCAGGATAAGGTCAGCGTCAAACACTTTAGTATGTGGCATTCTAAAATGTGGCTGACTTTTATCAGCTAACGCCATACTCAACGTGTTATTACATACTACCCTAATAGGCGTAAACCTAATCTCGTTAGCTTTACCCCACTCGTGACTCACAGACACAAGCAAGTTACCTAACACCCTATCATCTCCAGGAAGCGTAAAACTGTCATCAATTTCAGCTAGCCCCCAGATTTGTCTACCGTCTTTTAATGAGCCTGCGGTTGACATACTCATATTACCAGCGTCAGTAAACTTCTTAAAGAAGGTAAACGCATCACGGTTTTGGGTTGGTATAAACTTTGGTCCGCAAGGTCCAAAGATTTGGTTATCACTATCTCTTACGAGTAGTGAGTGGTTAGGTGCCATGATAAGGTCTTTCGACTTATCAGAGTCTGCGTGGTCATAAGTAAATATGTCACGTTTACTAACTGACCAATCAAGACCAGCTTGCACTAACATTTCCTCAGGCGTTAAGTTGCCATCAACTTTTACGCCTAGCCCATGCCAGGGTACTTCCCCTGCATAAGCCATTGTTTCTACGGCTGCTGCCATAATATTCTCCCGTTATATTAACCGACATTGGTTAATAACTTACCCTTATATAAGTAAGTAAATTAATATTAGGGTAGATCAACTAATGATAAAAGGATAATCACTAAGTTTTTTAAGACGCTGTTTGAAAAAAATATGTGCAAAAATTTTGGTCAGGATTTAATCTCGTATACACCTGCTTGTATCAAGAGATCTCTATTTTGTAAATGTGCGTCAGCGATTTCTTTCTTACTTTGACCTGTGTAATGAACAGCCATGTGATTGAGCACCATCAAATTATTTATGTTAATTCTGTCTACTATAACTGAACCTAATACTCTACCGAACTTTCCCTTAGAATCTTTAAGTTTAGTTTGAATTACAATTTGTTTGCCTTGGTTTATTTTATCTTGAAGGTATTTTTTTGAGAGTTTCCCACGAGCTTTTTCTTCAAGGTCACGAGTCCTGCTTTCAGGTGTATCAATCCCATACAAGCGAACGCGACACTTATGAAGAATACTAAAGCCAAGATCCAAAGTAACATCAATGGTGTCACCATCAACCACCCGATCGACTTGACAATTGTACTCATACATTATTTTTTCTTACGAGGTCTGCCTCTTTTCTTTTTGATTGTAGTGTAGGCTTCGTTTACGTTTGGTGTGCTTGGGTCATCAGCAATATACCTGCCTTTTTTATTTCTAGCTCTAACAGTTTCTGTTTCTTGTAGAGGATTTGGTAATTCTACAGAAGACAGGGGTGTGAAAAATTTTAATACTTTTTTAAACCAACTCATTTTTTCTCCTATTGTGCTCTTCTTGAGCTTCTCTTTTTTGTCTAGGAAGGTAATCTTCCCAACACCTTAAAACAATTAACTTTTTTTCACAATCTGTGAAAGTATTCCAGTCTCTTATTTCTGAAGCAGTTCTACCACAACCTTTACAAGTTCTGGTCATACCATAAGTGACTGTGCACACACCGATACATGGAGAGTTAGCTAACCCTGTTGCTTCATGTAGCCTTGTTTGTGACATCATTTCTACCTTTTATAAGCCGAACGTTTTTATTCCTAAGCCATTCTCGTAAAAGTTTGTTCCTTTCTATTGTACTAAGGTTTGTGTCTTGAAGTAAAGTTTTATGTTTTTGAGTATACATGTTATATCCTGCATAATAATCACCGTTGCCTAACTCATTAAACCTTACAATCTGCCAAGCCCTCTGTTTAGTCATGTTATAGCGTACACCTATTTCTTCAAGCGTGCAATCACTATTGAGTGAAAGCATAAATATTTCAAAATATTTTTTTCGTCTATCTGTTCTTTTACCTACCATTATAAAACTCCTTGTAGTTTTCTACAGCTGTGCCCCAACTATGACCTATCTCTGCGTCCACTTTGTTAGGTACAACTAAAGGAACACAGTCTGCCATAATCTGTATAATCTTTTCACAATTTTCAATGCTACTCACTGAGATATCTAGCTCATCATGTATCTGTGTATGGGGTAGAATGCCTTCTTTGTATAATTCAACCATAGCTTTTTTAGTCATATCTGCAGCTGAACCTTGTATTAATCTATTCATAGCTTTGTATGTAAAAGCACGTTTAATATCTTCACCGTATTTTTCTAAAGCATCTGAATGGGGTAACGGTGTTTCTCTATCAAATCTAGGTTCAAATAAATTAAACCTACACTTACGCCCTAAAACAGTAGTAATAAATCCACGGTTATTACCTAGCCTAGCACACTGATCTCTTAAACCTTTTATAAAAGGTACACGCCTATGAAACGTATCAAATAATATCTCCGCTTCTTGAGGAGAAATATCTAATTGAGATATAAGTTTATCTTTTCCCATGCCATAACTAAGACCAAGATTAATAATCTTAGCTTCTTTACGGCTTATATTAGCCATGTCTGCTACTACTTGATGAAAGTCTGCGTCCTTGTTTTTATAAGCGTCCACTGCGTCTGCTGCACCTTCCTGCTCGGTAATTGAAGCGTAGTGTACGGTTAGTCTAGGCTCTTGTTGAGAGTAGTCAAAAGCCCCCCAATGCATATCTTTTTCAGGCACAAATATACTTCGTATAAGTGGACCGATTTCATCATGTCTTGCTGGTACTTGTTGTAAGTTAGGGTTGCTACTACTAAACCTACCTGTCACCGTGCCACCACGGTCGGAGCGTAGCGGATGAAGTTCTCCATGTATTCTGCCCTTGACGTTGTGTTCTAAAACCATCTTATCTATAAAAGTTGTTCTAGCTTTATTAAGTTTACGTGCTCTTGCTATATCATTAGCTAGTTTATGGTCATGAGATTCTAACCACTCCCCACTAAAAGAAGGTGCATTAGTTTTAGGAGTTCTTGGGTAACTTAGCCCTGCCCTGTCAAATACTATGGCTACTGATTTTGCTGCCCATAAATCTGGAGTGACACCATATTCTTTGTGTATACGTTGCAGTATAGAACGTTCTTCACTCATCAACTTTTTACTTACTACTTCAGCTCTATCCATATCAACAGGCACACCTTTCCATCTCATTTCTAGTAGAATAGGAATTAAACTGGTTTCAAGTTCATAAATTTTCTCTACGTTTTCACTCTTCAACCCTTGCTTTAAAATACCCCAAAGTTTTAAAGTGAGTGCTGCATCTTGTTCTGCATACTTACCTACATACTTAGCTGGTAGCTTATACATTTCAGACTTAGGATTTATCTTATAGGCTTTTGCTGCTTCTTCAAGTAGTGTCTCATCTTTTACTTCTCCTACATATCTTTGCCCTAATTTATTAAGTGAGTATCCATATTGATTTTCATCTACTAAAGGTGCAGCAAACATAGTGTCGTGTATTTTACCGCCAACATGAACACCCATTCTTCTAAGCCACCCCATGTCATATAAAGAATTATGAAAAATCTTATCGTTTTCGTGTATAAGTTCTTTCTTCAGCCACTCAGTCACTACTCTTTTATCTAAGTTACCTCCACCCACATGTTGTATAGGTAAGTAGATAGCAAACTTTTCTGTAGCTATAGCTACACCAGTTACATAACCTTGCCCTTCAAACGCCCAAGACGGTCCATGAGACATGAGTAAAGGGTCGTAAGTTTCTAAGTCTATAGCTACTTCTTTAAACTGACTAAGCTCAGGTAAACTAGTAGGGGGTAGCCAATCAGTTTCAGGTGTAAACAAAGAAGGTTGCATCAATATCCTCTAATTTTTATGTAGATCAGAACCGCCATAATAATGTTAAATAATATAAATAGTCCCACAACTATACCTATTGCCTCAAGTATCATTTTGTTGTTTATTTGCTTCTTCTAATACTTGTGCTGTAAAAGACTCAACTAATAATAGATACCTTCTAAGGTCACGTATGTCATCTAGTAAACCTGTATCCGTAGTGTCTGCAAAAATAGCAGCAAACATATCGTAGCCTTGCTTATTGGTTTGGTTTTCTATCCTATCCCACTTACGTGCTAACATCATAAAAGCACCTATGCCACCACGTTTACGCCAACTGTCACCGTAAGATACTTCAGCGTTTTTTAAACACTCTATATCCTGTTCGGTTAAGTTTTTAATTTTATCAAAATCTGCTGCCATACTTATTACTCCTTTATTCGTGTCTACTAGGGCAAATATTTTGTTTACCAAAGTAGCACCATTTACATTTAAACTGGGAAGGTCTAGCAGGGAACTCCTCAGTCGTCGTCATTTCTACAGCCCTAGCGTTTAGTCTTTCACGCTTGGCGTTTACTGTTTCTTTATCGTATTGATACCTATCTAACTTACCATGGTCTAAATACCACAGCTCAGTAGTTATAGTTTCTAACTCTGGTAGCCTTTTAAAAACTATAGAAGCATACAGCTCACACTGTTCTCTATGACCTTCTTGATTACCATCATACCTACCTGTTTTAAAATCAATTACCCTAGCGTTTTTATCACCTTCAACATGAACAAAAGCATCTACTTTAGCCCTACCCCACGTGTCATGATCAAACCAACCTGTAGGTTCCCATTCAGTAGTAAAAGCCCAGTCACCTTCACAAAGTACATGCCCTTTTAAATGCATATCTTTTAATAGGTCAAAGGCTTCTTCAAAATCCTGTAGGGCTTTAGGTATCTCATCATACCTACCCCTTATATATTCTTCACATTCTTTATGAATGTCTTTACCTCTGTCCATAGCTTTATTGCCAGGTTCCTTTATTCTTTCTATGTACGCATACTCTGCTTTCTTTGGGCACCCTTCAAATGTTTTGAGTCTACTATAAGACCACTGTGGTATATTAGCCATTACTTTTCCTTGTTTTTGATCGCTTTATTTAGCCAGTCAAACCCAGCAGTGCACCAATCAGTAGCCTCACACCTTTGAACTTCAACCAACGCCTCTTCGTACT